AAGCACAAGATTACAATTATTAACGAAAAATTTGGAACCTTATTAACCGAATCTTTTGTTGACCAAACCCAATTCAAAATCTTTTTGAAAATGGTTGATGGATCTTTGAACTTAAAAGAAGATTTGTCTTACTTTGACGGTAATACATTTTTGGTTCACATACCTCATAAAATTTTAAAGGAGTCTGTAATTTTAACAAATGTTGTTGAGGTTACTTTAGGGGAACAAGTTAGAAATAAAATAGAAACACTAGTATAATATGAAACATTTAATTTTTTTAGTCATTTTAATTTCTTTAATCACATCTTGTGTAAAGGAAGATATTAAACCTCAACAACCTTTAGGACCACAACCAATCATTACTGACACAACTTCAGTAGATTCTGTGGCGGCATTAAAAGGTCAAACATGGGTTATTACCAAAATATTAAACACAAGTTTTAACCAAGAAGTAAGATCTGACACTCTTGTTTTTTTGACCAATAATATTTATTCATTTAACGGAGTTCAGTCAACTTATAATTTTTATCCAAATCAAATTTCATATACCTTAACACTTAATAATACGCCTTGGGGACATATAAGTGGTAGTATGTATGATTACAATTTAACACAAGGGTTATTAGAAAATTGTCAGTTCAAGAATTACTTTACAAATCAAAATTCAGTTAAAATTTGGATGGAAAGACAATAGTTTCTTTATTCTAATAAAAAAATAAAGTGGTGGGGAAGTTGGCAATTCAATGCCGACCCAAAATTAAGGTGAGGTTAACTCACCTTTTTTTGTTTTTTGTTATATTTATTATAAAAATCTTTTATGAAAAACAAATTACAAATATCAGAAAGTGAAATGAAACGAATTCTTTCTATGCATACCCAAAAAATGAATGAAGAAAGAATCCAAAAATCTAAAAATAGTATTAATGAAGCTGATCCAAGAATGAATGTTAAAAACGCAGTTGTTGGAGCAAGTTTAGCGGCACCATTCGGGTTAGCTGGTATTGTTATAGGTGGTTGGTTAGGATATACTTATTCGTCAGGAAAGGCTTATGATAGAGTTAAAAATCTTTTGAATGCTTGTAAAACAAAAAAGAGTAGAATAGGAAAAACAACATTACCAACATCAAGAATAAAAGAAATTGCCGATTCGTTGAACAATGCGATTTCTGGTTTGGGAACAAATGAAGAATTGATTAAAGCTAACTTAGCTTCAATACCCACTTTTCCTGATTTATGCGCTGTGAACTATAGTTACTCAATGAGACAAAGTGAAACTTTATTTGATGCTATAGATGGTGATATTGATAGTGATAGTGAGTGGAATGAATATGTTTGGAAACCAATTTACGGTTTAATTAAAAAAACAAAAACAATTTCAGAAAACGAAGTTTTAAAAAATGCTAAAGCTTGTGGTTATAATTCAATTGATGAATATAGAAATGCAAAATGGAAATGTAAAACCGAGAACAAACAAACAAATGAAGATCCTGAAAAAACAGAAAAGGCTAAAAATTGTGGACACGCATCTTGGGATGAGTATAAAGCATCAGGGTGGAAATGTAACGTTAAACAAAAGGTTAGACAAAAGATTAGAAGAGGTACTAGTAGTGAAACATACCCATTCAATTTTGATGAGGTAATGAAAGCAATAGATAACACAGGTAAATGTTCCGCAACTCAACCAACTCAACCAACTCAACCAACACCAACACCGGAAGTTGATAGGACTATAAATAAAGATCAATATCAAACATTAATCGCGTAAAAAAATAAAAATGAGTAAAATAAAATTAACCGAAGGACAATATAATAGATTAAAAGAAAATTTAATTGAAAGTTCAATTTTAAATGAACAAACTGAAGATCAAGTAAGACAAATACAAGAAAAATTAAACTCTTGTTTTAATGCTGGATTAACCCCTGATGGTATTATGGGACTAAAAACTAAAAATGCGATAGAAAATTTTACAAGTTATAAATTTTCTACAACTTATGTAGGTATTAAATGAAAATGAAAATGAAAAATTTATTACGTATAACTGAAGACGAAAAAAGAAGAATATTAAATCTTCACGAAACAAGAAAATCAAAAGAGTGGAATTTAATTAATGAGCAGGTTACTGGTAATCCAGGAACTCCGGTTGTTGGTGCAACTCCATCTGGACCTACAGTTGCTAACACCCCAACTCAAACAGCACCTACAAACACAGCACCTACAAACACAGCACCTACAAACACAGCACCTACTACCCCAACAGAAAATAAAAATCCCGAAGTAGAAAACATTGAAGTGAATAACAACGATAAGGATTATGATTACAAAAAAGAGGGGGACAAATATTTTTTTAAATTAAAAACCAATCCTGTTAGTGAAAAGGCAAAATCTCTTTTAACCCAAAAAAAATACATAAATTGGACTGAAGCAAAATCAGGACCAAGTCTTGACGCTATTAAAACACTACCATTCACTCCTCTTGCATATAAAGGACCTGAAAATGTTGATGGATCTGAAGAAACATTTGAACCACCCGTTCAAACAACACCTACAACAAGTAATAATGTAAGTTTGGATCCTACCAAAAAAATAGATGTTCAAGCTTTAATAAATATTCTTAAAAATCAACCCAATTCACTTTCCATTCAAGCAATATTAGATACGGTAAAATCACTTGGAAAATAAATAACCATTTACCTTACCACTTTTTAAAGGGAGATCATCTCCCTTTTTTTATGCGATTTTTTTTATTATATTTGTATTCGGTATCTAAAATACCTCTAATAATAAATATATGGATAAATTAAAAAATACTGCACCCTCCGATAAGGTTTTATACCTAGTTCGGGGGGTGCCTTGACCGGGATCAGGTAAAACTACATTTGCAAAACAATTGACGGCAAACGTATTCGAAGCCGATCATTATTTTTATGATAATGATGGTAATTATAATTTTGTTCCCTCAGAAATAAAAGAAGCACATAAAGAATGCCAAGAGTTTGTTGGACATGCGATGACATCTAACGTTCAAAAAATCGCAGTATCCAATACCTTTACTCAAGAATGGGAAATGGAACCATATTTTGAACTTGCAAAAGAACATGAATATATGGTCTTCAGTATTATAGTAGAAAATCGTCATGGAAATACCAACCAACACGGAGTTCCTGAAGATAAAATAGAACAAATGAAAAATCGATTCCAAATTAAATTAGTATGAAATTTGATGATATATTAGTAACAGGGAAAGTTTGGGTTACCTCAGATATTCACCACAGTCACAAAAATATTTGTCGAGGTGTGACAAATTGGAGAACTCAAGACGGACAAATTCCAATCAACTCTACAAGGGATTTTCAAACAATAGACGAAATGAATGACGTATTGGTAAATAACATCAATTCAAAAGTTGGACAATACGATACGTTTATAATGTTGGGTGACATTAGTTTTGGTGGATTTGAAAATGTTGGAAAGTTTTTAGATCGTTTAGTTTGTAAAAATATTCACCTTGTGTTAGGAAATCACGATCATCACATACGAAACAATCAAGAAAATATTCAAGAAAGATTCAGTAGTGTATCTGATTACTTACAAGTTAAAATCTACGGACAAAACTTTGTGATGTGTCATTATCCCTTTTCAAGTTGGAACGGACTTAACAAAGGTGTAATCCATCTTCATGGACACATACATTCAGGGTATAAAAATAAATTCGGTAATGGTAAAAAAATGGATGTGGGAGTTGATGGAAATAATTATCACCCATATAGTTTAAGTGAAATTGTGCATATGATGGATCGAATACCAATTAGTTCTGAAATAGATAATGATCACCATTTAGATAATTTAGTTGGGATTGTCGGCTAATTTAATTACCTTACGCCGACTAAGGTTTAGTATTTTACATGCTTGTAGTATTGAACCATATTTCACACCGTCAATCGTTATCTGTATTGCAAGAGGGTGTTCTTCACCCTCTTTGAATGAAGATTTATGTTTAACTCCATACCACATATGATCTTTACCTGTTTTATATTCTCTTTGCCCTATTTTTTTCCTTGTTTCTAAATCGTGTTTTTTACCGTAAAATGGGTTTTTTTCACCCGAAAAGTCTGCGTGGTTTTTATTAGGTGAACCGACTTCACCACCTCCTGTTGAGTTATATCCTAATTTATATGAATCGTATTGATTAATAAAAAAAACTTCTTTCATTAACGCTTCATTTTTGTCTGAACACTCATAAAGTAAGTCAATAGTAAAATTATCCAAACCATATTTCAGTATGGC